GGAAATACTGCTGAAGCGACTAATACTGGTTATGCCAGAATAGAGTTGGATGATACAGATATAGTGGCATTTGCACCTGACGACACTAATGATCGACACGATTATATAATTCGGCTACTCTTCCGAGTGCTATATTAAATATTAAGTTAGCCATGATTATTTCTCCAATTCACAAGCATAATAATTATTACAAATATACTCGTCGCCTTTAGTAAAGTGCTCAGTGATATACTTGCGTGCCAAACTGCCGTCCGGATTATCTGGTAATTTTGTATCAGTTAGTACATGATAACGTCCAGGAATAGTTAAAACTTTAAATTTAAGTTCGTTGATATAAACATAATCATCGTCGAATCTTAACCACTTTTCAAGAATTCCTTTCTTAATTAGTTTAGGCGTAAATTTCTGTTTACCATCACTGGACATTGACAGGATATTAACACCAGCTACAATAGGGAACAAGCCACCATCTCGCTTCTCGTAAACAAGTTCATCATTGTCATCTTTTTTATAAAATTTCTTTAATCGCATTGTTCTATCCTCTGTTTAGTTAATTTAACAAACCTTGCTAATTCGGCTGGTAAATTTTTCTTATTGAAATAATGGCCATGATTCCTTTTCTTTTTAATACCGGTGTTATCTAGGAAATTCTCAACCCGCTCATCATCTGGACTTACTGGAGGAACTCCATAACCATGGCTTCCCATTTTACCGAAATCATGACCGAACCATAACTTATCACCCCAACGAATTGCTTGGTCAGACTTATTATGGATAACATAAAGTTTTTCCATTCCATGATGAGGAAAAACGAAATCTCTATTCATTGCAGGTGCATAGAAAAATACAATACTAAATCGAGCACCTAATTCCATCGCCCTGAGCGTAACAAGACAACCATACGAATGAGCAACAATGATATCACCCTCATCATACACATCTAAAATGTACTGAGCATTCTTTCGCTGTCTGTCTCTGTCACGAGATCCGAATAAATTTACTTTAGGATAGTCAATTTCTATAGCTTCTATTCCTAAGTCGCACAAACCAGTGGCGAATAATTTTGTACTAGAAGCACCATCGGTTCTTATCCCGTTTATACAAATAACTTTCATTCTGTTATCTCTTCTAATGTGAATAAATCGCAAACAGGTATCCATGTTGGGTCTATTAAATGTACAGCTGCTAACGCTAATGCTCTTTCAGTTACGTTTTCTTCAGCACAATAATTTGCTTTTAAAGTAACTAGTTTTTTTGTTATGTCACCAAATTTATAATTGGCACAACCTGACGCGATTAAGATTATAGATAATAGCATTAAATGTTTCATCTTGCAGCCCTCCGTAACCATCCTTTTAACCACTTGTTCTGCTTCTTGTCGGCTTTAACAATTGCACGATAGTGTTTTGCTTGCTCAAATCTTATTTCGCCTAATAAGGTAGCTCTTGCAATGCCGAACATTGAGTGGCTATTTATACTACGAAAAGATTTGGTACCAATAATACCATCAACTTTAAGTGAAGCTCCACAAGCATTACAAGCTCGCTGTAAAATTCTGCCAGCAGCCTTGCCTCTCATATTAACAAAAAGATCAAATGCTTTTTGAGCTATAATTAGATTTCTTATTCTGTCTAATTTATAATGATTCCAGAAGTATTCTTTGTATAACTCAACAGCAGTTTCTTGTGTCAATGCTAAAGCATCTTTCTTTGTCACATGACCATCACCGTCAATATCTTTATCTATTTGCTTTAAGAATCGAGTTGAGATCCCGAAATTAGTTGCTCCACCATTATCAAATTTGGCATCAGAATAACCGCCTTCATTTCCTAGAACAAATAAAATTGATTCGTTGAAATTACTCATTACTTTTTCCTCTGTTATTTGTTAATTAACCCAAAAAATTATAGGCTAAAATACCGCCTGCTGTTGTCAGCAATCCGCCAAGTAACCAAGCAAGACCTATTTTAACATTATTATAAAAAGATGTTACTTTAGTATTGTCAGTAACTATCTCCTGCATTTCTCTAATATCATCAGAATTCGTATTGACACGATCTTCAATCTTATCGTGCTTATGGATATAACTAGTTAGTAGTTCGTTTGTTGTATTCAATAGCACGTTTGTTTTGCTGTTTTCTGCTGACATAGTTTCGAGGGCTATTGTTGTCCTCTCTTCTCTTTCGGAAGATGTTTTCATGTAGAGTTCGAATTCTGGTCTGTAAACTGGTTCGCCGCTCATGCCATATCCCCGTTAAAAATCCGCCGCCGAATGCAAAACAAATTGTCGATATAATCAATATCCAAAAGTTTATACTTCCTAGTGTAATTCCTGACATAGGTATTTATCCCTAATAAATAAAGCACTTCTAACGACATGATTAAGTTTGCCATAAGCTTCCAGCTCTTGTGAAAATTAATAAATGTTCCATCAATCCAGTATAAAAATACCCCTATGTGTTGAAGAGTCACACAAAAATTATAGGCTAAATTGATGAAAATGAATAATGCTAATATTGGATGTAATTGAAAAGTGAACATAGTCCCTAATACTGATGCCTGTATTATCATATAAACAAGATAGATCAGAACAGGGTTTAGTAGCCTTGTCTCGATAAGCCCAAACTGTGCGGCAATCTCATGCCCCATGAACTCAAGAAACATAAGAACTGAAACTAGCTTATATTCTTTTGATGCATAAGAAGCTAGGAGTCCAACTATTAAAATACAAAACGCATTGAACATTAGCCGCCACCAACTCCTTCTTCCCCTTCTTCCTCTTCTTCTGGGTCAGCAGGATCATCTCCTTGCTCGTTTCCGCCAGTTAGTATAGGTATATAATGACTTATTTTTCTGAATTCTTTAAACATGATTAGCTCCTTTGATTGTTATAATCTGGCTAAGGCAGTACCTTGCCATTCAATTTCTAGATCTTTACTTGTTTCTGTAGTTATGGGTAGTATATTAGCTTCGTCAATAAATAGCAATAATGGGCTAGTAGCTTCGACACCTGAGTCATCGTAAATTATTAAGGCCACTACTTTCTTATCAGCTGTTGGTGCTGTAAATACTACATCAGTTGCATCGAACCATCCTTCTGGAGTTCCAAATGTATCACCGGCTAAAGCTGTGGTTGCTATCCTTGCCCCTGCTATCACATCTGATAAAAATTCATGATTTTGATCAAAGGTATAGAGGAGATCCTCAATGGCAATAATTTTAGGATCTGTTAAAGAACTGAGATCCAACAACCCTCTGCCAATTTTTGTTAGTGCTTTATCGTACCATACTCTGCTCATAATTTTGCGATTCCATTTGGTCCAAGTTGAACTGTAATGTTGGCAGTTGTGTCAACTAAATAAGGCAACCCCAATCCAGTAGATGCATAAAATAAAATAGGGCTAGTAGCTTCAACACCGGAGTCGTTTAGCATTACGAATGCTTCGATGGTGTCATCTACTGTTGGTGCTATAATCAACGGGTCATCTGCATCTAGCCAACCATCAGTTCCAAATGTACCGCCGGCGTTAAACATTGCTGTTACCTCGTCGGGTGTTATGGCTCGATCAAATACTTTTAGGTCGTCTATTTTACTATTGATATGAAGACTCGGTGTACCACCTATATTCACAGCTCCTATCATTGGGTCATTTACGTTCGTATAATCAATCGGATTAGCCCATGACCCCGTAGCTTTAAGAATTCCGTCTAGGTAGAATTTAACATTAGACCCATCGAACGTGCCTACTAAAAATCTAAAACTACCGTCGTGTGTATAACTCGCACCCGCCGCACCGTTGCTTGTGGTGTTATTATAAATGTTAATCGACGCCCCTCCCGCGACTAGAAAAAATCTAAATCCTGCTATATTAATACCGTTAGTTTCTCTGTTAGAAAATATTATTTCTGAACTACTAGGGGCGTTCACACGGGACACCCAAGCACTAATAGTTATATTTGCGGGTTTAAAATCAGCATGATCCACAATAGTAGCATGTTCGCTATTAGCAGATTCAAATAATATAGACTCATTGAACTTACCGACCTCACCGGTCGTCGGCGTATTAACCATTGTCGCGTCGTGACCATTACCAGATTGATCCTCGATGGTTGCGCCTGTAATATCGGCGTCATCCATTGTGTAATAGGCAAAATAATCAGTAGGTGCGGGGGTAGCACCAAATACTACATTGGTCATCGAAGCAGGAACAGCAACCCTGTCCGGTGAAGATATATCAGATAAAAATTCGTGAGCCTGACTAAAAACATAGCCACTCGTTACAGCAACAATTTTAGGATCACTAAGATTATTTAGATCCATTAATCCCTTTCCGATTTTACTCAATGTTTTGTCATACCATTCTAATGTCATACTTATATTCCGCCATTGCAATCAAATGTGAATGAAGCAACGCCCGTTGTATTTGCCGGTGTTGCTATTTCTCTTATTTCTACAGTGATACTAGATGTCGTAACACCTAGTGCATTATCTGTTACCTCAATACCTTGTCCGCCAGTTAAAGGAACAAATGTATTTAGTATAATACCGCCTAATGCTATTACAGTACCGGAGCCAGTATTTGCTGCTGTCATTCTTATCTCATAATTATCTAGGTCGTTACCTGTCACTCCTGGTCTGTAAGCTCCTGAATCCGTATCAAAAGAAACATCACCGAAGCCAATAACATCCCAATTACCAGCTTTGTCCACTGTAAATGTTTGTTGAGCGTGACCTGCTATACCGTCAGCTTCATAAGTCCCAGTAGGGGCAGCAACAAAAGCAAGTGTCTCAGCAGCAGCAACTTCAACAAATACATTATGTAGCGGTATATCAGTGCCTGATGGAACGGGATCTAGAACAATTATTCCAGAACCTGGTTCGCTTGGATCTGTACCGTCTGGTGGGGATGGCGGTACTTCAGTATCTGGTGCGTAAACCGCAGGATCGTAATTCATTAATTTAATAGTCACATAACCATTATTTTTCGGGGTTATAGATTGAACAATATAATCCCTAATTTTTTTCTCACCAGTTAAAGCAAAAGTGTAAAGTGTTCCAATCTGATAATCTAAATCACCTCTAACTCTAATTGTGAAGGCAGGCAGTGTGCCGAGGATATATCCATCAATTCCATCCAAACGAGGAGTGACTGTAATCTCACTGCTTACATTGCCCGATTCATCGCGGAGTAACACAGTGGCATCAATATTACCGTCGAAATCAATTGGTGTATAAGTCTCGACATCAAAACCACTAATAGATTTAACCTCACCAGATTGAGCCTTAACATCTGTCCCATCTGCATTAGCTACTCTATCACCAACAAAAGATAAGAGCCCTTCTTTAGTTGAATCAAATTGTAATGTCTCTCGCTGTAATTTTAGTTTTAAAAATTCTATCTTCGCTCTATTAAAAGCTTGATTAAAATTCCTAATACCAGCTGCTTCAATACGCCTCGGATTTAAGGCAGTAACAGGGTCAGGAAAATTTATAATAAATGCTATGCCAGTGCTTTCCTCAACCCACTGTAATTCGACACCATCAAAACCCGTAGGCTTTTGTAGTCTTCGAGTTTTTTTCTCAGTACCTGGTTTTTTTGTTCTTGTATTGAATAATGTTGTTCTCACTGCTTGAATTTCATCACGACCGAAACTTAAGTTATTACCTAGTTTTCTTACGTACACTCTACAGGCATTGGCTATCATTAGTAACTCATCTTTAACGCTAGCCTTTTCAGCACTAAATGAGTAGGAGAATCTTCCTAGCACTGCACCATAAATAGGATCGACATCCAAGGCTTCTTGAATCGTGTATAATTCATCGAGGTCTATTTCTGTAGTTGCTTTATTACCTATAAATGAATTAGTAAGGTGTTCCAACATAGCATCGGCAAATCTTGTTGTCGCTGTCAACGCAGGAACAATAACTCCGCCCCCTGTAGTGTATGTACGTAATTTTCGCGTAACAATAGCATTGAATTTTCTTTGCTGAGCTTTTGTTGCTTGCTCTGTTGCTATAGTGGTTAGAACAATACTAGTTACATTACCTTGGTCAAAGTCTATTAATTTAGCAACACCCCCAAGCCTAGACCATTTAGTCTGGTCATAATAGGCAGAATCGTCAACTGTATCAGTTGTTCGTTCTAGTGTTGCTTGATAAATACTTCCAGGATTAGCTGGTACTATTTTAAAAGTGTAGAATCTAGGGTCAAGTGTATTATCTTGTAGTCTTATAGGATAATTCTCAGTGCTGATAATAGCTCCACCACTTGTCAGTTCATCAAGAATAAAAATAAATTCAACTACCGCGTTTATTGTTGCACCATTTCTCCTATCTGATAACCCTCTAGGTGCCGTTATATCAATCCATATCTCTTCGGTCTGGCCTGGAACATTAAAAGGACCGATAATATTACCAACACGAGCAGAACCGAATGAAACAAAAGTTGCGACAACCTCAGCAACCAGAACTTCCTCTACACCAACATTAACAACCTCTCTTTCGCGACGAGTTGAGTTAGGTGCGATTAAAAGTGAGGAGTATGACTTTAGGGTAAAAGTTCCATCATTGGAACCAGATCCTGTTATAGTGAATTGTTCACCAATGTTTAAAGCTGAAAAACCGGTTAAACCAACACCAGGATCACCAACTGTTATCATTTCATTAGTAATTGATGAGAATGTAATATCTTCAGCAGAAGTTGAAAACCCGTCCTGACCATTCGGGGCTTTCACTTCCTGTCCGTTCACTTCATTAGAATCATTAATATTTAATAACACTGGGATGAGAACATCAGGACCAAAAGTTTCCGATGATGCACTTTTAATGTCAGTAATTAAAGTCTCACCACTTTTTAACTCTGCTAAATCATATTCGCCGCGACCAATTATTAAATATTCGGTAACATGTTTTATATGGTCTATGAACTCGGTTACAGTACTAGTTCCAAGATCAGGGTAAACACGCATACGTCCATATATATCAGGAATACGCGCAAGGGGTCTAGCTACATTCGTTTGTCCAGTTAATCTGTTATTTGGCGATTCGTTAGTTTTAGGGAAATTTGGATTTTCAACAGATGGAGGTGGTGCTATGTCAGGTATTAATACTACAGCGGCTACTATAGCAATTATAGCAAAAACAATTTCGAAGACTCCTTGTGGGCGGTGCAATATATTTATTATATCACCATCCCTTAGTTCAATGTTCATCGCATTATAGTCTTCTTGGTTTACTTCATTGTCTGATATCATATCACCTTTAAAGATAACAGTTGGAACAGCGAAACCATTTTTGCCATATTCTTTGATTAGAAAATCAAGCAATAATGTGCCACTGTCAATTGATATACAGTCACGCTTATTGATACCTTCAGGATCATGATGAATTATAATACTAACGGACATAGCGGTAATACTCTAAGCGTTTAAAATATCGTTTGAGGGATTTTATTTTATGTACTTCTGATATACCTGTTTCTCTTGTTCGAGAATGAAGTACTTGACCTGTCCCTATGTAGATCCCTACATGCTCAGGTTTACAGGTGCTTCTATTCAGCATCATTACAACATCGAATTCCATAGGAACAGCTACTTTTTCCCAGTTACCAGACGATATCTCAAGAGGAATTTCTCGCTCAATAGTTTCTATTACTTTTTCTGGTGAGTCAATATTATCTAGTGAATAGTGGCCAATACGAATACCTAGTGCTTCATAAAGAACCATAGTTACAATACCCCAGCAATCAGCACCTTCTAATGTTGCTTGACCGCAAACCCAAGGGATACCAACATAATCATTATAATCAATCATAAGTCTTTTAATCCTGGAAATCTTTCCACTGTGTAAAGTTCACCCGCTCGTTTTATAGCGAAATCAACGTCCTCACCTGTAAAGCTGACATTAGAATAACCTTCAAAAGAAATATCAGCAACAGATAACGATATAACGAGCACTGGTTCTGTTAGGTCACCGCTATAGTATTTGCGATAAATCAATTCAACTGGTATGAGAGAACCATCTTCGGTTATTTCATCGAGCTGGGTATTAACTTCGTTACCTACAGCACCAAGACTAACACCAAGAACTTGTTCAATTTGTCCATTCTCTCCAGGTTCATTAACTTCCATAGCTAATGCTGTAAAAAGTACAGATGAAGAAGGATCGCGCGGTGCTGTTGATTCCAAGGTTAAATTAACATCTTCAAAATCTTTTACGAAGCGTAATAGGCTCGTAAAATCAGGATGAAAAAGCTCAATAGTTCTAAATTCCCGTTGAGCTTCAGGCATACTGTTAACGAATTTTTTATACTCATCCTCTGCTGCCATTATAATTCCTATTAGGGGTTTGCTGCTTTCAATGCATTATAATCACTCAGTGTATCATATTGTTTTTCTACTGCAAGGAGTGTTGCTTTTACTTTCCACTTTTTACCGGCTAAAGATGCTTTAGGTGTATTCATGTAAAACTCGTGAGACTCTAAGCCTTTACCTACTTTTATATCCATATCAAATGATTTAGCACCAAATGTTAACTCATGCTTATAGAAACCCTCAAATAACTGCATCTCTAATTGTGTGAAAAACCAAGACACACTAAAAGTAGCAAAGCCATGTTCTGATAACAATTCAAAACGGGGCGGTCCTGTTTCTACATCGTTCCGCCTGACCTTATTATTTTCTGTATTTGAATAAGGAGAAACAAGTGGTAACGGTAATCTGTCTAACCATGCTACAGCCATTATATATTCCTCGATTGTGAGAAGCCGGTTCTTAGTGACTCAGCTGTCTCACCGCGCCCAGATCCAAGACTTGCATTAACTGTGCTGACCGCATTCTGCTCAGCCATTTCAATAGCTAGCATAATAGTCTCATCACTCATAGTTCGGGTAACTTCGACACCTGGAGCATTATTGTTAATAATAATATTAACACCTGAGCCCCCACCGCTCCCACCGCCCTTCAATGGGGTTATTGTTCCTGATTTGTCAGGGAGTAGAAATTGCCTGCCTGAATTATTGGTGAACATTTCTGGTCCGCCTTCATTAATCGGTATTGGCATGCCCCCAGTTGCTGTTCCACCAAACTGTCTACCTGCACCAGATAACAATTGTCTTGCATTAGCAATATTAGCCAATGCTGTTGCTATAAATGGTAACGCAAGAGGAAATCCTAATTCACCAGTCTTTGCTACGGCTACGGCAGCTGAGATACCGACCTGTATTGCTGCATTAGCTTTATCACTAATTATACCAGCTGCTGCTAATGTGTTTGAAGCAGTACTAAATGCTTGCATATCTTTTATCTTTTCAGCATTAGTTTTCTTAAGCACATTCGTAATTTTTTCAGCTTCAGCAGCAACTTCTTTACCTTCAGTTCGGCGATCTTTTCTTTCGCGCTGACGAATTTTCGTACGCTCTCTAGATTGCACTTGTAGTGCTTCGGTATCCTTTATGCCGGCTAAAATTATGCCATCAACTGCAATAACGTGCGCTTCGTGTTTTGCATTAATTTCTTCAACTTCAGCTAGATATAAATCTGTTCTTATTTGTTGTTGCTCAATCTCATTATCAGTAATTGCCTGAGAAGCAGCAGAAAAATCATTCGATACATTCTCTAGGCTCTGCGCTATTTCGTCAGTGAACCCAGTACCAAAAAGCTTAATCAATTTAGAGAAATCATTTGCGACCGAACTTAACATATCATTAAATATTGCTTGAATTCTAGGAATAACACCAAGAAAAGCATTTTCTAATCCAGATGATATAAGCGCAGTAAACAGATTAAATGATGTGGCAGTTTTAGACCAAAGCTTGTCCCACTCGCCGAGCATGATTGTTGTAACATTGCGTAATATGGCAGGGAAATTTTGTAGTACCTGAATGAATCTTCCAGTGAAGTCAGTTACCAGATCCCAAGATTTTGCTAAGTCAAATGTATCATTAGCTAAGTCCTGAGTTGCTGCTGTTGACATATCTAATAGATCGACAAATTCTATAAAACCGTCAACCATATTATCAATAAAAGGTACTAGGTCAGTTCCTATTATATCGGCTACTTTCTTTATTCCAGCAGCAATATCTTCTGTAGCAAGAAAACCATTGTCTAATTCTTGTATTGCTGTAGCAAAACTATTTGCCATCATACCGCTAGCTCTGTCCACTGTTAATGGCATTGCTGCGAATTTTTCATTGATGGACTCTGTTCGGGTTTGTAAAGAACGGAAAACTTCTTCTGATAGGACTTTACCTTCGATAACCATCTTGCGAAGTTCACCAGTGGTCAGTCCCATGCCATCAGCTATTGCCTTAGCAATTAAGGGAGTGTTCTCGATAATGGAATTAAATTCTTCTGCTCGTACTACACCGCCAGCCATGGCTTGACCAAACTGACGCATTGAGTTCTTCATGGCATCAGCAGAGGCACCACCAATGATTCCTAACTTATTCAAGTTAGAAGTCATTTCAATAACTTGGTCATCAGTTGCACCAATTGACTCACCGGCAATTATTAATGCCTGAGTTAATCTTGTTACTGATTCTATTGACGCACCTGTCTCAGCTGCAATTGATCTAATACCATCTCGTATCTTTTTAAATGAAGCAGCATTCTTAACAACGTTTTTAATCTGCTGGTCGAGCATGTTCATCTTATCAGCTAATAAGACTGTGCGCCTTACAGCTTCAACCGATAATACAGCACCAATAATTCTACCTAAACCAAGGAAGGATCGCCCCATTGATTTGGTCGTTTTTCGGATTCTCTTATCGGCAGCATCCAATGGTGCTGTGTCAGCACCGATTGTTACTTGTAAAACACCTAGATTAAGTCTGAACGCCATTTCTTGCTTCCTTGATTTTAGCCACTTTGCTCATTAGTGAACTTAATTCAGTAGAGCTCATTTTATCAGGGTCAGAACCATCCTCGTGAAATCCGTGTTGTAAACAAAAAGCAGCGCGAACAGACTGAAACTGATACATACACATATCGTAGAAATCACGAGATGATACACCCATAGCAATCGCCGATTTTTCGAACTCTCGAGTTTGAAAGGTTCTGTAATTAACTTCGTCAACTTGCTCGGCTCTAACTTGCGAAGTTCGGACTTTTTTAAATCACCAATTATAGCATAGGACAATAATAGATTAGACAAGAACATACAATCTTGAAGCCCATTTCTGGTTATAAGATCTTCTACTTCTTTGTCAATATTACTAACATCTACACCATTCTTAGATTTTAATGAACAAGTCATAATACCTTTTATTGTTTCTGGACTACATTTACCAGAAGCTAGCTCTTCGTAAATAAGCATAGGGTCACCGACCTGTTGCTCCAAAGTAGATGTAAAATTAAAATCCGCTTTGAATTGATACTTATCTTCATCGCATAATATTTCTTCAATACCAAGACATTTATTGCCGGCCACGATTCTACCCCTTATTAATTAAGTTCCAGCTGTGTAAGCTACAGCACCTTCATTTTGAAGGGCAATAGAGAATTCAACAATACCATTTTGGTCTGATGTTTTCTCGAATGACGTAATCAAGAAATTACCTTGATATGTCTCACCGGTTGAATCAATTAATTGTGCTAAGATAACAGGGTCAGCACTATTGGCAATTGTTGCTAATTGGATATAGGTAAATAGATTAGTCACACGGGTATCATGAACACCATTACCTGAAAGTGTTACAGTTGAGTAGCCAGTGTAACAAGCACCAGTTTCGTTTCCAGTGTCAGCCTGATTGGTAGTATCAGCGATTGGATTCTCTCGGGTTAATTGCTTAGTTCTAATACCAGCAACAGGATCGAAAGAAACACCAGCATCTGTTGATACTGCTAATACGAGATCGCGACCTTTATTTGCATTACTCATGTTGTTCTCCTAATTAAATAATTTATTACGTTTCTAGTAATGTTGCTATTAAAGTTGACCCACTATTAACATCAATGGTTCCACTCAAATAAGCATTTATTGTATCTAGCCGTATTGATATACTCGCACCGGCTGCTATTGACCCGACAACATATCCTGCCGAAAGGTCTACAATGCCTAGGCCAGGAACTTCTAAATTACCCCCGCCGTCACCATCAATCACGGGTGAGATTGCACCACCAGTAGGATTACGTAAAGTAAGCAAAGGGTTCTTGCCTCTATTGTAGACAAGAGTATCACTCCCATCTAATGTTGTCTCTGTGACAGTTACACGACCTGCCGCTTTTATGGATGTTATTACAATTGCGGGCATGATAGCCTCCTATATTGGATCTCTGAATGTATAAAAATTCATTGAATAAACAAAACGTTTATTGTCATCTCGACCCAATGGTAACAATCCGCCAATTGGTTCGAATTCTAAATAATCTACACCATTAATAGCTTGTGTAGGTTGAGCCCTTAAAAAATCAAAAATAGGCCGAGCTTTATCATGGACAACTTTAGCACTTTCGCCAGGATTGCCCCTAGTATATATTATAAATGTAGGTTGCTCATAGGTTTCTTTTAAATCTGACGTAATTGAATCAGAATCCACTACAAGAACCTGCTTATCAATCTCCTTGCCATCAATAGAACTTCCCCACTCATAGGAGAATAAATCAGTACCAGATACACCAAGTGCATTTGCATCTAATAAGAATCTTATGTCTTCTGTTACAGCTGCTTGTGTCATACTTTTGGTCTCCTACTGGCCACTTGTCTAATCGCATTTATTATTCTTGTTATGTTTCTTACCACAGCTTTCTCAAGGAACTGATTCTCAGCTCCAGGTCGCTGCCAATTAGTATCATCTGACATTTCATGAACAATTGCAGAATAATCTTCTTTATATCCTATTACTTGAGCAGGCTTCTTTTTTGACCCTACTGCTGTATTAAAAGTACTATTAATCAAGTCGCTTGTATCAATAGAGGTCAAATCTTCTGATGCATCTTTGACTAACTCGCCTGCTGCTCGCAAACCTCCCCTCACATTGCCCCTAATGCCGGTGATTGCTCTGCTTAGGTTTATGCGGACAGCTTTACTGCCGCTGAATTTAATTGGTTTAACCGCCATTATAGCATCATCTTAAACATATCAGTCATGGATGGATTCTCAACAGTGTCGATAACTTCTCGCGTTCCTGCTGGCGGATTAGCATCACTGCTCAAATCTAAAGAGGATAAAGAAATTTTAGCCCTCTTAGGTATGAGTGTTCGTGAATAAACAACATGCGTGCTCTTCTGGTCAAGCCCTTTCTCATCTGTAACAGTACCATCTTTTCTTATCCAGCGAGCTTTTACAGCAATTCCAGGAGCATAAGTCACGGCTCCATTGCCATCAACAGTTGAAGGGCTCCAATAGGTTATTGTTTGAGGTAATCTAAATCCGCTCATGTTGGTTCATCCGAATAAATACCTCCGACTGCATCACCGGAAGCTTTTCGCATATCAATTTCAGCTAAGCATCCACCAGACATGGTATTCGCAGTTTGTCCGAACTGAGTGGACATTATCCCTGTCATATTTTTAGATCCTCCTCTTGAGTAGACATTATGTACATTCTCAAATTTCTCTGAAACTAATGCCAAGGTAGGATCTGCTACAGCTGCAAAATGAGCAGATAACCAACGTTCAATTTCTGTTAGCTCTTCATCGGTTAATTCTGACCCGCACGAAGTAGCAGCCATTTTAGTGACCAATAGATTAGCCGGAACTATATAAACAGTTAAGTCAGCTATCTTAGTTTCCGATATTATGCACCTTACTTCTTTATCATTTACACGTGCCATTATTGTATCCTCTGATTAACCCCATGCAAGTGTCAATTTGAATCTTGTCGGATTAAGTATTTGCGGTGAGACTCTATATCCTCTGGCTTGTAAAGCGGTTACCAATTCATCGACAAGTATGTAACTATCGTCGGATTGTCGTAATTCTTTAATACCTTTTGTAATTCTTAAATCAAAATACATCGAATCTGTGCTAACATCACCCCTAGCGGACATAGCTTGAATCTGTGCGTCAATAACAGAAGCTATTAATGTGTCAAAGATAACCCCATCAGCAGGTTTATTAACATCGGAAGCTGTCTTTGCAACTGTAGCAGTACGAATAGCCATTAGGTATCCTCCAACCAAGAACCAGATGCTTGCATATCACCTGCTGCTCCTGACGAAATTCTTCCACCTATAGCGAATGAGGAATTCGGGAACGCAGGGAAATCAACCATCTCTCTAGTATTAAATTCTATATCCCTCGGAGCACCAGGATTAATAGTTAATGCACCAATTACTCTGCCACCGATTATAGTAACATTGTCCTTCGCTATTTCCATCAAAGAAGTATCTTTATCTACGTAATTCCAGTCTACATCACCTCCGAATACTGGGTTAGCAATGATTTCGAAAAAGGAAGGTTTATTAGCCTCGGTTGATGCTGTCGCAATAAGAGGAAAAAGTTCTGTCCTATTTACTTTATCACCAAATGTTAATCTATTCCTAAATGCGAGAATATTCTGTAAGGAAGCTCCGACATTTAGTTGATTGTTGTCTGCTGCTCGTGGTGGTGTGCTGCGTTTAATTTTTCCCTCAACAAATGCGGCAGCAGAAGAGCCAGACACAGTTAGATTTGTGGTGCTTCCTAAGCTTTGTGCGAACCATCCTAATCTGAATATCGGATTCGTAACATTGGGCAGTGTTTTTAAATTTGCGTTCTTTATTCTGTGCACTAAGACTAAAAGCCCTGTATCACTATCTTCTAGGTAGAATCTAACAGCACCAAAGTTTGCACATATCTGTATCTGGTAAAAATTCCCAAGAGTAGGATCTAGTATTTGCTCTGTCGTCCCTGTCAATCTATTATCAACATTCCAAGATGTTTGCGCCGTGAAATCTATTATTGCATCAACTCCAGCTACCTGCTGAACCCATGCTGCTATTGCAGTTGAGCTACTGAAAGCAAATGAGCCTTGCGGACCACTTAGTAATGACTGAGAAACAACTTGGTCATTGTTAGAAGAGAAATTATAATTCGGTACTTGCGCTTGCAAGCTATTAGCGATCTCGAAAGCATTATGCTGCACTGAACCTGCTGTTAATGGTACGGTATAAATTGTCCCGTCAACAGTTATGCTAGCATTTTCTGCTCCTCCCGCCGGAGTTGTTATGGTTAATTCTTGAATCTCGCTTTTACCGTTATGTGTATGCGCTATACCAAATGTAGTCCCAAGGTAAGCAAATACATAAGAATTTTCTGATGTGATTAATCCAGCTGCTTGCTGGCTATCAGCTACGGGTGTTGTAAATACTGCGTCAAATTTTGATAGTGATCCTTGACCCATTCTTGACCCAACTTGTCGTAGAGATAATATTGTTGCGAATCCTCCTACTGACACTCCTGTCTTGCAAGTAAATTTCTCATTTTCCACTGTATTGGTTCCGGAACCAATTGAGTCTGACACAGTGAGAACCTGACCAAGCAATCCATAAGCTGCACTAATTTGAGTCAGCGGTGTATCTTCGGCCACTTTAACATCACCAAACGCAGTGAACGAAATTCCTGCTTCCTCTGGTAGGATTGAAACATTGACTAGGCCGTCAGCTTGTGGTGAGAATAACCAAATTAGAGGGTCATCTTTTTCTGGGGTGATTGTCTCCCCCCTTTTAAAAATTCTATATTTATCTAGTGTTGTTGGTTGTGTTTCAGAGACAGAATAGTAGAGATCTGTTTTACCTATATTCTGTATGTTGATTGATGTGGTAGGATCTATTCCTGAGACATCGAATGCGTCTGTCCAAGCATCCCTGTCGATCTTATTATTGAGGACTGTTATTGTCATGATTGAAAAGTGGCATCCCTATTGCTAGAGATGCCAACCTCAATTACTCTTGAGATTCTTTTTCTAATGCTTTTAACTCTTTGTCATTTAGCACTAGAGTAAGTTTACCAGAAGCAACCAAGTGTTTAGCTGATAGAACACTACGCTCAACTTCAACACCAACTGGTACATTCTGGAGACGCGCTTTGTCCTGCCCCTTCAACTTTACGGTTATAGCAAGTTTAGGGTGAACAACAAGATAAGTGCGTTTTTCGTCTTTCTTTTCATTAGCCATGATAATTTAGCTCCTAATTAGCCGGTTGCGTAAAGTGCGCAGGTTTTAGTGAAATAATCAACCTTAACAATCCAACCAGTTGCAGTAGCAACCACAAACTCATAATTTGAGTTATACATTGGACGTGGTAGTGACATAGTGGAGATACCCATACCAGTAACTGGTATAACAGCACTTCTGTCTAATGGGAAAGCCATAAGCTCATTACCACTGTTTAGAGTCATCTTATTGGAAACCTTAATAGCGGCAACACCTTGAAGCTTAGCCATCTGTTCAATAATATTTCCAGTTTGATAATTGGTTGAGAAGTTACGTTCCCAGTTACGCGCGATTTCTCGGCTAACATAAATAGTAACATCTTTAGCACAATCATTGGTAATCCAAAGAAAATCAAGAACTGTTATTAAAGCAGCTTTAATTTCATCACCAGTTTTAGTGTTATCAGTAAAGTCAAAGTTAACCCCACCAACACCAAGATCTACTGATTGGACACGGCTGTCATTTCGCATACCGCCCCATGAACGACCATCGACAATAATCTTGTTTCCATTTTTATCATCATGTCCATCTAGGAATGAATCTGCTAAACGTCTACGAATTGCAGCAGTAGTTTCGCGTGAGTCATCAATCAACCCATCAAAAGCTTCTGAGCGTTGAGCATTCCATTCTCTCCAATTTCTGAAGAAACCAG